TACAATGGTTGGATAAAATTAAGTAATATGAAACCAAACAAACAACTTTACATAGATTTTATATTGAACGAACTTGAAAAAGGCAACGTTCAGTATAAAGATGTTAAGTTAGTATTTGTTAGTAAATTTGAGTTAACAGAACAAACCTTTGTGCGTTATTGGAAACAAGCCAATGAGAGCCACAAAGAGCAACGTAATTTGATTAATAATGCAAAGACGGAGCAAACTATTGCAACAGAAAAAGAATCTGTTAAAAAGGCTATTTTACAGAAACACGAAGCATTAGAAATTTTAACCGAAATTGCAATTGGAAAACCTAAAAAAATAGATGGCACAATAGTAATGCCGTCAGCAAATGAACGTAGGGGAGCAATTGAAACAATGGCTAAAATAGAAGGTTGGGAAGCTCCAAAGAAAACAGAAAACACAAATATTAATATTGAAACTCCAATATTTGGTTCAAACCCTTTGTTAAAAAACTTAAACTATGACAAATAGTGAAAATGAAAAATATACTTATAAACCAACCACAGCTTATTGGAAAATAGATTTATTACTTTCCAATAAAAAAAAAGTATATGTTATTCAAGGAGGGCAAGGTGCTGGAAAAACAATATCTATATTAATGCACATTATAGAACTTGCACGATTAAGACCTAAAACAGAAATAAGTATTGTTTCTAAAGAACTTTCTAAAATGAAAAAAGGAGTTGTTAGAGATGCAAAAAAAATACTTCAAGATTGGAACATACCTTTTAACTACAACGGGCAAGAGTGTATAATAAAGTTTTCTAATAGCAGTTATATTGAATTTCTAGGTCTTGACCAACAAGATGTTGGAAAAGGGTTAAGGCGTGATATTGTATTTGGAAATGAAGCTAATAAATTCAATCTTCCTGAATGGGACGAAATGACGTCAAGAGCAAAAATGAAAATCATTGATTTCAACCCAAATGAAAAGTTTTGGGGGCATGATATGATTGAAACAGATAATTTCATAAACCTTACTTATTTAGATAATGAATATTTAAGTAAAGAAGAAATTAGTAATATTGAGGAATATAAAATAAAAGGATATATAAAATCAAATTTAGAAAATTATGATGTTCCTGAAAATATAAAAAACAATTTCTATGCTAATAAGTGGCGTGTTTACGGTAAAGGACAAGTTGCTATATTAGATGATATTGTTTTTACAGGTTGGAAAAAAATATCTTTTTCAGATTATTTAAAGATACCAAACTCAAACGAAATTTATGTTTGTGACTGGGGAAAAGTTGACCCTTTTGCAATTAGTAGTATGAAAGTGTATGATAAAAATTTATATATTCATGAATTAAATTATAAATCTGAAAACGAAATAATGAATGAAATGCCAAATGATTTTAAACAAAAATTTTTAGATAGCAATAAAAATATAGTTACATATACACTTGAAAAATTAGGTATTCCAAAAAATGCTACAATAATTTGTGACAATGCAAGACCAAACGCTATACGAGATTTACGCAAGAATGGATGGGAATATGCTTCAGCAACTTATAATAAAGATATTTTAACAGGGGTAACGGCTTTGCAAGGCATGAATATTTATTATACAGAAACATCAGTAAATTTAGAAACTGAATTAACAAATTTCACACATTTTAAAGATAGACAAGGAATAATAAAAGATAAGTTTATTGATGCTTACAATCACTTATTAGATGGTGTTAGATATGGTTGGGAGTATTATTTCAGAAATAGGATTTTATAAATTTAAGTAAAAAAAACATTTGTATTAAAATAATTAGTACCTTTGTTAAAATAATCATTTTATTGTCGTGATGACAGGGAAATAAAAATATGAATTTTAGCCTTTTTAGTTTCAATTCTAACAAACCTAACTATGTTGAAAGAGATAGTAATGGTAATTTTTTCTACTCCATAAAAGACTTTTTTAATGGTTCGGAATCAAATTATTTTAATTCATACCAAAAGAAACTAAAAGCTGTTATTTACAATCCTGCAGCTCTGAAAGTAATAACTTTCAGAGCTGATATTTATTCCCAGATAAAATTTAATGAATTTGCAAATGATAAGTTAGTACAAAATGACTTCTTATATACTATTGCAAAAAAACCAAACCCAATGCAATCGTGGGTAGATTTGCATTATGATATATCTTTTTGGAGGGATTTAGGAAACGCTTATATTTATAAAGAAAAAGATGTTATTTATTGTTTAAATCCTTTATTCATTGAAATAAAAGAAGCTCAATTAAAAGAAATAAATAAATACAGATTTTCAGACTTTCAAACAAAACAATCTAAAAAAGGCGAGTTCAAAGCTAAATTTAATGAAAATGCTGAATGGCAAACGCTAAAATTAGAAAACCTTTATATTTTATCGGATTTGTCTCCTTCAATTACAGGAAATTGGATGCAAGGAAATAGCCGATTAGATGCTTTATACCAAGTTGTTAAAAATAGTGAGCTTTCTTTAAAAGCTAAAAATAGAAATCTTTTTTACACAACTAAATTTTCAGTGAGCGGTCAATATGATGCATCAAACCAATATAGCACTCCAATGGGAGAAGCTGAAAAAATAAGCATTGAAAAAGGACTACAAGGTAATAGAGAAATTTACGCTACTAAAGAAAAAATTGATGTTAAACAATTAGTTGATAATCTTTCAAGTTTAAAATTAGATGATAGTTATATCGCTGATTTGTCTATAATTGGAAATATGTACGGACTTGGCAAAGATGTTTTAGATATTTTAGCAAAAGGTTCAACTTTTGAAAATAAAGAAAAAGCAATTGGAAGTTTTATTGATTATTCTATAATGCCAAAAGCACAGCAAAATTCTGATTTATACGAAATTATTTTCGAGAAAGAAGATATAAGGGGAAGTTTTAAACATTTGCCTTTTAATGCTGTTTTTGAACAAGAAAAAATAAACAACAACACTATTGAATTAAATAATTTAAAAATTGCGGTTGAATTAGGATTAGATGAGAATATTAAAAAAGCTAAACTAAAAGAGATTTATGGATATTAAAGAAATAGATAAAATGCTTTTAGATAAAAAAATTACTCCAGAACTTAAAAAAGCATTAGAGAAAAAAAAAGAAATATTGTTAAACAATAAAGAAATTATAAAATGATATTCTGTAAAGAACTAAATAAAGAATTCAATAATAAAAAAGAATTATTTAAAGCGTTGGCTGAAAATGAAAACTTTATTATTGCGCAAAAGAAACTTGAAACAAAATCTATTGACAAAGGTTTGGTTGTGCAAAGCAATCAAAATGAAATTTCAAAAGCTTTACAAAATGAAAATATAAAAGGATTGAAGTTTGATGAAGATTCTTATTATTTTGTTGTTAATAGTTCCAATATTTTAGACAGCCACAACGATATGCACGTTGATGGAAATTGGAATAAAACAGTAAAAGAGCAACAAGGCAAGGTTTATTTAGTGTTTGACCACAAGCTGGAACGCAAAGAAATTATTGCAATGCCTAAAGATATTGAGTTAATAACGGCTAAAATTCCATTTTCTTTATTGGGAAAAAATTACGAAGGAGAAACTTATTCTTTAATATATAAAGTAGCAAAAAACAATATTATTGACAAACAAGCTAAAGAATGGTTAGAAAATGATTATAATTTACAGGCTTCGGTTCGTATGCAATATGTTAAAATTGAAACAGCTTTCAACACAACTGATTCAGAATATTCAAAACAAAAAGCCGTATTTGACACATATTATAATCAAATAGCTAATAAAGATGAACACAAAGAAATAGATTATTTTTTCGTGGTAAAAGAAGCAAAAAACGTAATGGAAAGCTCACTTGTATTATTTGGTTCAAATAGTGCAACAGGGAGGATTGATAATAAAGAGCAGGCAATTGATGTCACTCAAATTGAGGTTAAAGACGAGCAGGTTATAACCACTCAAAAAAGAAAAAAAGGAATATTAATTTAAAAATTTAAACAAATGGTATTTGTAAAAAAATCAACAGAAGAGTTGGAAAAAATGACACCAACTGAATTAGACGCTTACAAAAGCGAATTAGATGCACACAACAAAGCTGAATTAAAAGAGGAATTGAATGCAGAACAAAAAGCAAATTTAGAAAATGCAAAATCTGAATTAAAGGACTTTTTAGCAACTGAAATTGGTAAGCAATTATTAGAGCAAACTACAACAGGTTCAAGTGTAGAAAGCTACGAGGTTCAATTAAAAAAGGCGTTGGAAGATAATCACAAAAAGATTAAACAAATTGCTAAAGACGGTTCTGGAGTTGTAGAAATTACTTTAAAAGCAGTTGGGAATATTACAACAGCAACAGGTGTTAATACATCACCACCAAATGTAACAGGAACACAACAAGCTCCTTTGCAAAATGTAAATTATAGAAATTTAGATGTTACTGGATTAACAACAAACGTTTCTACTTCATTAAGTGCATATCCTTATACAGAAGCAAAACCAAAAGATGGAGATTATGCCTTTTTATTGGAGGGAGCGGTTAAACCTCAAATTGACTTCACATGGGAAACAAACTATGCAAAACCAGTTAAAGCGGCTGCATGGGTTCGTTTAACAGATGAAAGTGTGCAAGATATTGCAGGTTTAGAAAGCGTAGCAAGAGATTTGCTTTTCAAAAAACATAATATTAAAAAAGCAAAAGGAATTTTATATGGCGATGGAGTTTCTCCAAATCCTAAAGGAGCAACTACTTATGGGCGTGTTTTTTCAGCAGGTGCTTTAGCTTTAGCAGTTGTAAAACCTAATTTCATGGATGTAATTAACGCTTGTATTACTGATATTGCAACTACTCATAATTTTGAGGATGAAATGCCTTACATGGCTAATTTAGTAATGGTTAATCCAAATGACTTTTTTATTCAATTAGTTTCGGCAAAAGATGATAATGGTTTACCTTTATATCCACAAGCTAGTTTATTTAACCAAGTTGTTATTGGAGGGGTTACAATTATACCTGAAGAAACAATACCAGCTGGTAAAATATTTGTTGCTGATATGTCAAAATATAACACAACAAACTATTTACCTTATACAGTAAAAGTTGGTTATGTAAATGATGATTTTATTAAAAATCAATTCGTAATTTTAGGAGAATCAAGATTTCACGCATTCGTTAAGAAATTAGATGAACAAGCGTTTATTTATGATGATATTTCAACAATTAAAACAGCTATTACTAAAGCATAGTTATTATGGAATTAGTATTATTGAAAAATTGGGGCGATTACAAAAAAGGCGACAAAGTAACCATTTTAGATAAAGCAGTTATTGAAAAAGGTTATGAATGTGGTCTTTTTGAGAAAGGTAAAAAAGAAAAAGAAATTATAAAATAAAGTTTATGTATTTAATTGATGTGTCATATTTTATAAAAAATCTTCATGTACCAAATACAGAAGAGCCTACAAGCGATGCTTATAATGAATTAGAAGTGTCAATTGATAGATATGTACGTCAATTTTTGCAATTAACATTAGGTAGTGAATTGTTCTTTGAGTTGAATAGCTA